CTAAAGGCTCCACAGCCTGAAGGTGGCCCACGCAAGAAATCATTTTGCGCTCGTATGTCTGGTATGCCTGGTCCTATGAAAGATGAAAACGGCAAGCCTACTCGTAAGGCAGCCTCTTTAAAAAGATGGAAGTGCTAAATGAGTGATCTAATGGAACAAGCCAGAGAACTAGCTACACACGCCTCTGAGATTAGGCATTTACAAACTGACATGGATAAGATGGTTCAAGACATGGAAGAGATTAAAAAGTCTTTAGCTCAGATCAATAGAACCTTATCAGAGGCTCGTGGTGGTTGGAAAACACTAATGTGGGCGGGCGGTGCAGTAAGCGCTATTACAGGAGTTGTTGGATTTTTAATGGGACATTGGGGGAGTAAATAATGGCAACTAAGCCTGGATTGTATGCAAATATCGCCGCAAAGAAAAAACGCATAGCTGCGGGTTCTGGTGAGAAAATGCGTAAAGTTGGAACAAAAGGTGCGCCTACAAAAGAGGCGTTTATTCAATCAGCTAAAACGGCTAAAAAGCCAGGAAAGGCAGTAAAATGAAACCAGTTGATAAAAAAGCTAATCCTGGATTAGCTAAATTACCGACATCCGTTCGTAACAAAATGGGCTATATGAAAGACGGCGGGGAAGCCTGCGGTTCTATGAAAATGAAGAAAGGTGGAGAAGCTATGGCAACTAAAAAGAAATCAAGTGCAACTGCCGACCGTCAAGGTCGTGCATTAATGCCGGGTAAAATGAGCAAAAATCTTCCGATGATTGCTCCTCAATCTGCATACGCTAAAGGTGGTGATGTAAAGCCTTCTGCATATGACAAGATGCAAGACAAGAAGTTGGCAAGCCACGCAGGCAAGTCAGCAAAAGTCGCTCACAAAAAAGTGGGTGGTATGATGAAACGCGGATGCAAATAAGGAGCAATCATGAGTAACAAACGTGGCGTAGGCGCAGCAATTAAAGGTTTTGGAGCTGTTTTCTCTGAAACAACTGAACAGGCTAAAAAACCAGCTCCAGTGGACGTAAACTTTGACAAGCAAAAGTACGAAGGTACAGTAGACGTACCTATGGACAAAAAAGCAACTTCAATGACTTCTACAAAAGTTAAGATGTAATTTATGGCTACTTCAGGGACGACTAGTTTCGACCTGGACATTGAGGAAATCATTGCCGAAGCGTATGAACGCTGCGGCATTGAAACTCGTACCGGGTATGACTTAAGAACGGCACGCCGGTCTTTAAATCTGCTTTTTGCAGAATGGGCTAGTCGTGGCTTAAATCTTTGGACCATACAAGAACACACACTACCGTTGGTAGCAGGAGATTTTGAATATGACCTTCCAGCTAACATTGTGGATGTTCTTTCAACGGTAATTCGTTCTCCTCAAGGTAATCAAAATATTGACGTTGTTGTTAATCGTTTTAGCCAGTCAGAATGGTTACATACTCCTAACAAAGGGGGCACATTAGGCCGTCCTGCGCAAGTATATTTCCAAAGAACAATCACACCTAAGGTGTATTTTTTCCCATGTCCTGACAATTCAACGACATACACTTTTGTGTACTACGCTATTCGTCGTATTGAAGATGCGGGCGCATACACGAACACGGCAGATGTTAACTTCAGATTCCTACCTTGTTTAGTAGCGGGTTTGGCGTATTTCTTGTCACTTAAAGTGGCCCCAGACCGTATTACTTTGTTAAAACAGATTTACGAAGAGAACTTTAAGTTGATTGGAGATTCTGACAGAGACCGTGCAAGTTATTATGCAGTCCCTGAAAGAACTATATATCCATGAGCAATTATGCTTACGGCAAAAAAGCGTTTGGTATTTGTGACCAATGTGGTCAGCGCTTTTTGCTTAATAATTTATATACGCAGTGGAATGCGCTCAAGGTTTGCAAAGAGTGTTACGACCCTAAGCATCCTCAGTTAGAGCCTCGCCGTAACGTATCAGATGCAATTGCGTTATATCAGCCTAGACCTACCCCAGACGATCAGTTTGGCGTGTACATTGGCCAGATTGGTGACAGTGCCTTTGCTTCGATTGGAATGATACCTGAGCCCCTATCTAACCCTACGGTGGCGTATACTTTCACTGGTAACTTAACAGTAACTATTACGTAGGTAGACCATGCCGATTACTCAAACCCAAACTACCTCATTTAAAGGCGAGCTATACCAAGCGGTGCATAACTTTAGCACGGACGTTTTTAAAATTGCTTTGTACACTAATGACGCCGTTTTAGGTGCAGACACAACTGTATATACAACCGTAGGTGAAGTCGCAACAGGTGGTGGATATACGGCAGGTGGTAAAACCTTGACAGGTGCAACTATTAACACAGGGTTTGGCACTGCTTATATCAGTTTTAACACCCCTGTGACCTGGGCAGGCGCGACCTTTACTGCTAGGGGTGCTCTAATCTATAATAGTAGTAAGGGCAACAAAGCCGTTGCCGTTTATAACTTTGGTCAAGATCAGAACGCAGGACAAGCTAACTCATTTAATGTGATTATGCCTGCCAATACAGCGCAAGAAGCTTTGATTAGGATGTCATAATGAACTACGCAGAACTAGTTGCCGCGGTTGAAGACTATACGGAGAATACGTTCCCTACGGTGGACATGAACACGTTCATTGAGCAGGCAGAGCAAAAGATTTATAACATTGTTCAGCTTCCTGCGTTACGCAGGAATGTGACGGGTACAACAACGTCTGGTAATAAATATGTGGCTGCACCTAGTGATTTCTTGTCTGTATTTTCATTAGCTGTTATTTTGCCAACCGGAGAGTATGTTTACTTGTTGGACAAGGATGTAAACTATATTAGAGAAGCTTATCCAACGCCAACTACTACAGGTGTTCCTAAGTTTTATGCTATTTTCGGGCCACAATCAAGCTACCCTAATGAATTATCTTTAATTTTAGGACCAACTCCTGCCGCTTCTTATGGGCTAGAATTACATTATTTTTATTATCCAGAATCAATTGTTACTGCAGGTACTTCATGGCTTGGAGACAATTTTGACTCTGCTTTGTTAAATGCTACTTTAATGGAAGCATTGACATACATGAAGGGCGAACCAGACATGCTTGCTTTGTATAAAAACCGTTTTGATGAGTCAATGACCTTGCTTAAACAGCTTGGAGATGGTAAAAATAGACAAGATGCTTATCGTAGTGGTCAAGTTCGTGTACAGGTGAAATAAATATGTTTAATGTAAGCAGCGCAACAGATATTGGTGAAATCATAGCCCACAAGGTGGATAACCGTGGTTTTAATGCCGAGGAATTAGCGGAACAAGCGCTAAATAAAATCATTTATGTAGGAGATCAATCTCATCCGTTAATTCGTGAACAAGCGGAAGCTTTCCGTGAACACATAAGACAGATATTGGTTTTCTACATGAAGCGAGCTATAGAGTCTCGTAATACCACTCTAATTAACCGCTTTAACCAAGCGGGTCACCCCGAGTTAATTAAATTACTGGAGATCTAACATGCCTATTTCTATTACCACAGCAATGCCGACTAGCTTTAAGGTTGAAATCTTAAAAGCTGTTCACAACTTTACTGCCTCAACAGGTAACACGTTTAAGATTGCATTACTAAGAGCTACTGCTGCAGGTAGCGGTACATTTGGTGCTGCAACAACAAACTACTCTAACTTAGGTGCGGATGAGTTACCGACTGCAACTGGCTATACCCAGACAGGTAACACATTGACCTCAATTACGCCCGTAGCTTCTAGTACAACTGCGGTTTGTGACTTTGATGACACATCATGGACATCTGCAACATTCACTACATGCGGCGCTTTGATTTATAACAGCACTGCTTCTGGTGCAGCTTGCGCAGTATTAAGTTTTGGAGGCGACCAAACAGTAAGTTCTGGAGATTTTACAATCCAGTTCCCTGTTGCTGCGGCTGCTACAGCGATTATTAGAATCGCGTAAAAGTAGCTGAATGTGGCTGAATACATTGGCTGGGGTTCAGGCCCTTGGAGCAGAGGCTCCTGGGGATTAAATGTCTATGAATTACCTGTTACTGGCGTTGCTGGTACAGGTCAGATAGGCAGTATATCCCTTAAAATTGATAGAACCCTTATCGCTACTGGTGTTGGGGGTACTGGAGCTATTGGCACAGTAACCATATCAGTTTCGGATATAGTCGCTGCGGTTGGTGTAGCGGGCACAGGCTCTGTAGGCAGTTTAGTAACTAATGTAAAACCAACGATTGTTGGGGTATCTGCAACGGGAGTAGTTGGGGTATCTACTGCAAAAGTGGCAGTAATCCCTACGGGAGTGACTGCTACCGGTCAAATTGGTAACTTCATAGTTGGTGTTAATGACTTTGAAATTCCAATTGGTATTGAAGGTTTTGGTCAAATTGGAACGGTAACATTCCAGGTTGGTACGGTTATACGACCAACTGGAGTTTTAGGCACAGGCGCAATAGGCACGACAGCAAGAAGCATTAGAGAGACCCCTGTAGGAGTTCAAGGGTCTGGAGAAATAGGTACTGTTACATTTGC